TGCACCAGGCGGCGTGCCTCGCGAAACTCGTTGAGGGTGAGCTGGTCGTTGCGCAGGAGCGTCCCAGCGGACTCGAGCCGCCGTGGGACGAGCCCGGCACTTACGGGCGTGACGGCGACGGGACGCGGGTAATCTTCCGCGGCGAGACGGTACGTGAGGAGTTCCGCGACGAGCAGTGGCGGCGGGACAAGCTGCGGCACGACGGGGGTCGTTACGTCATCTGAACCTGGCCTTGACCAGGGTCACAGTGTCGGAGGCGAGTTGCGCTTACCTTGGGATGCCCGGCTTTTCGGACCGGTTTCGCGCATTAGGTAACGGAGGGCCACAGATATCGTGGGCATGTCCTAGGCTCTGGTTTTGTGAACGAGCGAGGCTGGGCATGGACTGAGTCAGAGGTCCGCCGGATTCGGCTTCTCGTGTGGATCGCTTACCGGTCCGCCGAGCATCCGGAGCAGTATGTCGACATCAAGGAATTTTACGACGTCTTTCCTGACCAGGACGTGAACGATGCCGGCGTTGCGCGGGGAGACGTGGCGTTTCTCGCAGAACAACGGCTGGTTAAAGACGGCTCTGGCATAGGCGGCATCGAAACAATGGCCGCTCTGATGACGCCGCAAGGTCACGATTTCCTTGAACAGCTCGCAGCACGGCGCGCGGACAAGATCCAGCTCAGGACTGCGTGCCGTGATGCGATCGTGGCATGGCTCTACGCCGCCGACGCCGTAGATCCGATGCGCAGGCTCGACCGGACTGTGCTGCTTCAGGATTCCCGGTACGGGTCGTGGCTGGCCGTGCCGTTTACTTCGGACGAACTCGCTGAGGCCGCCGCCTGGCTCCATGAGAACCATCTCGTGGACGGGCCGACCATTGATCAAGCGATCGGGCCGATCCATCTGTATCTGACGGGTGCGGGCATCACGTGTGCCGAACACTTCGATTCAAACACGCGCCGGTATCTGGAGGAACGCATGGGACGACGTTCTGGTCCAGCAGTCAATATCGAAACCAATCACGGCCCGTTTCAGGTGGCCGGCGACTACGCGCACCAAGTTCAGCAGATTAACGCCGGTGCTGAGCACCTTCGTGAGCTGATCACAAGCATCGCGGAACTGGTTCGTCTGGCCTCTCCTGGCGTTATCGACCTTGATGCCCAGCGGACGGCGGCGCTTGCAGCCGCAAGGGACGGCGCGGTGGACAGGTCGGCCCTCAAACGCTTCGCAGACTGGGCACTTGCGGTAGTTGGAAAGGGCGCGTCGGCTGCTTTGACGCCAGCGGTCACAGCGGCGACCAACGACCTGCTGCACGAAGCCGAGCGACTGGCAGCTCATCTGTAGCCGTTCGCTCGACTGACTCAGCAATGATCTCCCGCAGGACGCCCGCGGGCATTACGTCGTCAGAAAGCGCTCCCGCCAGCCTGCGGGAGGAGTGAACAGGCCGGGCCGCCCGCGGGCGCGGAGCGGCTCACTGAGCGGGACCGGGTTCTCAAGCAGCAGGTGCCACGAGCCGCGTTCCGCCCAGCGTGACGGTGAGCTGCTCGTCCACTGGTTCACGGTTACCGCGCCGATGATGCAGCCGTACACGAGCTGGGACGTCAGCGGCGGTGCGACGCCGAGCGCCTTGAGCATCCTGAACGCGGCGAAGTCGGTTTTCAGCCCAGCGTGGATCAGCAGGACGCACGGCTTCGTGGGTTTCCCAGTCGCGGTTCTCGACGTCCTTGCCACCGTAGATGATCGCCCAGGCCCACGGCTGCTGAACAGTCAGCACGTATGTAGGCAGGTCAGGGATAGTTGTCGTCCAACTATTCTACATTACGCAGACAAGTTTTCTTCAATACGGAGATGTCGTAGTGCCAGCGTCGCAGATCAAGCAGCAGGAGGTCGCCGCCCGCCGGGCGAAGGCCCTTGCCATGCGCGCGGCCGGGGCGACGTTCTCCATGATCGCGAAAGAGTGCAAGCACAAGACGCCGGCGGCGGCGGCGCAGGACGTAGCTCGCGCGCTGAAGGAGCGGCAGAAGCTCGACGAGGGGCAGCGGCCCCTGTCGGGCGTCCTCGAAGAGGAACGCCTCGACTCGGTCCAGCGGATCGTGGAGGTGACGCTGCGGCGGGCCAGCACCGCGCAGGACGGCCCTCTTGTGCTGAAGGCGGCCGGGCGGCTGCTCGACATCGGGAAGCGGCGCGAGCAGCTCGGCGCGGTCCACGCCGCTGAGGAGAAGCCCGCGCCGCAGGTGAGCCCGATCGACGAGCTGCTCGACAGACGGGACCGCAAGCGTGCCCAGCTTGGTTGGGCCCGCCCACCACTGGGAGCCGCCGGGCGTGGAGACGCTCGGCCCCGAGGTAGCGGACCTGGCCCGGCTGGCCAAGTACGCGCCTGACCCTGAGCAGGAGATGGCGCTCGACGCGATATTCGCGCTCGACCGGCGCGGCAAGTCGGTGTGCTTCGAGGTCGCGCTGATCTGCTGCCGCCAGAACCTCAAGACGGCGATCTTCAAGATGGCGGTCCTCGGGTGGCTGTACCTGACGAAAGAACGGCTAGTCGTCTGGTCAGCGCACGAGTTCCGCACCAGCGAGGAAGCGTTCCGCGACCTGGAGGCGCTCCTCACCGGGGAGCACTACTTCCGCCGGGAGATCAGGCGGATCTACCGGGGCAACGGCGACGAGTCGATCGAGATGCGGAACGGCGCCCGCCTGATCTTCAAGGCGCGGACCAAAGGCGGCGGCCGCGGCTTGAGCGGCTCGAAGGTGATCCTCGCGAGGGGTACGCGCTCCAGCCGATGCACATGGGCGCGCTGCTGCCAACCCTGTCGGCGCAGCCGGACCCGCAAGTGCTGTACGGGTCAAGCGCCGGGCACGCCGACTCGGAAGTGCTCCGCGGTGTGCGGGACCGTGGCCGGGAAGGCGGCGACCCGCGCCTCGGGTACCTCGAATGGTGCGCGGACCTGCCCGAGATCGCCTGCCAGGCCGGTGACGACTGCACGCACGCCAAGACGGCGGTCGGGTGCGGCTGTGACGACCCGCGCCAGTGGATGAAGTCGAACCCGGCGACCGCGCACAACCGGATCACGCTCGACTACATCGCCGCTGAGCGGCGGGCGCTGCCGGTGTCCGAGTTCCTCCGTGAGCGGATGGGCAGGTGGGACGACCCGAAAGAGCGGCTCGCGAAGATCAGCGCCGCCCACTGGACAGTGTGCGAGGACGACGAGTCGACGTCGCAGGACCCCGTGGCGATCGCGTTCGCTGTGGCACCCGACCGTTCCATGTCGGCGATCGCGATCGCCGGGTACCGGGAGGACGGCATGGTGCACGGGGAGCTCATCGAGCACCTGCCCGGGCACCCGCGTGGCTGGCTGACCGGGTTGTCGACATCGCCGGGCGACAAGGCCCGTGCGTCCTGGTGATGAACCCGGCTGGCCCGGCCGGCAGCTTCAAGCAGGAGATGCTCAACCGGGGGTTCGGGCCGAAGAAGCAGAAGCGCGAGGGCAAGGCCGGTCTCATCGAGGTCTACAACCCGGACGCGGTCCCGCTGATGCTCACAGGGGCGCAGGACTACGCCGCCGGGTGCGCCGCGCTCGCCGACGCGGTGACGGCAGGCACCTTCAGGCACATCGGGCAGAAGCCGCTCACCGACGCCGCTGAAGGCGCACGGACCCGTGACCTGGGCGACGCGTGGGCATGGAGCCACAAGAACTCGTCGGCGGACATCACGCCGATTGAGGCCGTCACGCTCGCGCGGATGGGCCTGCTCGCGCACGGCAAGGCCCCCGAGCCGCCTGAGCCCTTCTTCCTGTACTGACTAGGAGACCTAATGCAGCAGTCATCGGGCACCCCCGCATGCCCGAACGCTGAGTTCAGCGCGCACCCGGACGGCACGGTGACGACGGTCGACCTCGGTGAGGTGAACTTCGGCGGGTACGCCGCCGTGTCGGCCGGCCGCAGCCTCGTGTCCGGTGAGGAGCTGCCCGGCTTCGCGGACATGCCCGAGGAGATCCAGCAGGCGTGGCGGTCAGGTGCGCGGCGTGTCGTCAGGTACGTG